AATTCGCCTATCACACTCCATACAATTGTTCCAATATATCTTAGCCATTCTTGCCTACTATTCTAGCAAATATTTCTTTTAAAAGCTCTCTGACCGTCGCCTTAGTAATTGACTCTCCAAGTTTCTTTTCGTACCAAGCTTTGTAATTAGCCTTTTCTCCGCTTAATACTTGGTTTTGTTCGGTTAATTTCTTGATCCTAGAATTTGCAGTCTTTAGGCTAGACTGACAAAAAAGGTTACCTTCCTCTAATTTGCCTATTATGTCGTTTAATTCACCCTCTTTTTTTCTCAAACTTTTCAGATCAGTTTCCGCACTAATTAAGTCATTCCCTTTCTCTACTAATTGGTTCATTAAGGATTTTACCTTATTTAAGATTATAATTTGGTGTTCGTTTATCATTTCTTGGTAAGTAACAACAAATAATTCTCGCTCCTTTACTATCGTTACAGCTTTTACATAATGGTTGGATGTTACTAATGTCGTCTGTCCCCCCATGCAATAGTGGAACAATATGGTCTTCTGTTAATTTAATTTCTGGTTCTATTATCCCACAAGCTGGACAAGTGAAATTATACTTTGTCTTTAAATTCAGCCACTCTTCCCAAGTATGGCTTCCACCGTTTTCCCTCTTTCTTGCCCTCCTTCTTGCCTCAAGATACCTATGATAATCTCTCGGGTCTTTTGTACTCCTGCCATCAATCCAAAGATAACTCTTGTTGCCAGATAGGGCTATACTTATTTTCCTTTTTGTCTCTTTCGACAATTTTTTACCAAACATTGGGTTACCTTTTCCAGTCCTGGCCATCGCCATTTTCGCTACCCTTGAGTCATTCCCTTTGGTTAGGCCTTTATTCCATGAAGATCCATGAGATTTTCCCTTGTTCGCTAACCCAATCTTCTTCTTGGTTTCTTCTGAAACATGATGCCCTATCATTCCATCTATCATCTTTTTTCTAAAAGATGGTTTCTGCCAGTTCTTTTCAGAGGAGATACTACATTTCCTCTTGAAATCATCATTCATTGTTTTCCCCTTATTCCATGGAGTATATCCTTTTAAGAACCCTTTTGTCCCGCTAGGCATCTAAAAGCACCCCCTCTAGTTTAATGACAAATTCTTCGTATTCCTTAATTATAGACATAAGCTTTTTGTGTTGTTTAAGACATTCTGATAATGCATCCATGTTTCCTCCTTTTGGCCTAAGCCAACCAACTACATTATTATAATTATGTTTTTGTATATGACAACCAGTGCCAACAGGCCAATTCTGGTCAAAAGAATTAAATGAATTAACATTGCCATCTATAAAAACAGAAATATGTCCATACTTTCCGATGTCAAAGATCATGATATCGCCTTTTAGTGGAATACCAGTCGGGGTATTCTGAATCCATTCATATTCGTCCCCAACGACTTCTGGGAAGAATATGGCGTTTGTCCACTTGATTACTGGAAGCCCCAGAACATCCCTTATGTAACCATTTACTAGGTCAACACACTGGTTTAATGCTCCAGGACTTCCAGTAACCTCTAGTTTCTTACCAGTCCACTTTTTTATAAACTCATTTAGTGTCATTTAAACAACCTCATAGGTTTTATATTTCGTAACTTCCACTAGCCCCGACACTTATTGCCGCTAAACCCCAGTTAGCCCCGTCATATCTGAAAAGAGCGATATGCGTGGCGTCAACATTCATTGAACCAAGGGCAATCCATGTAATCCCGCCCGTATATGCCCATCCGTGAAATGTCTGCCAATTAGCTGTTGCCTGTAATAAATTCACTGGGGCAGTAAAATAAATTTGTATATCTGTTGTCCCCCCAGTTGTTAAATTAGTTTTAAGCTGACAGGTTAGGGTTTTTCCGCTAATTCTAAATCTAGCTAAGTGGTTAGTTACGCTAGTGGTTGTTAATGAACCCCTCCCAGTCCAAGTTGGCGTCCAATCAAACCAATCAGGAAAGCCTTGCGGATTTTCTACTTTAGAATAATAATTAGCTGATATTGCCGCATCAACCAAAGTGTAACTAGTTCCTGCTGTAATCGTCAAAACCGTATCAGCCACTCCAACAATAGAAAAATATTTTACTGTTGTTTGGGTTAGTTTAATTTTATCCCCTTTTGCATATTTGGCCGCCCCTCCTGCTGGTATTGTTATTGTAGTAGCCGAAGCATAAGTCCAGGTTTGTTCTGCTGGCATCCAGGCATCCCAGCCAGCCACTCTGCCATCTTTAATTAAAAGACCATCAATAGTTACCCCTGCCGCCGCTGTTTTTTCATTGACTACATCTGTCGTTACTTCACCATCCTTTAGTAATACACCATCAACTGTAACTCCTGTGGCTGCTGTTTTTTCTGCCACCACATCTGTTGAGACTGTTCCTGAAGCTGTAACATCACTAGCGGTAATATCAGTATGTAAACCTAGTTGGTTGTGTTGTACTAAAATTCCATCTACAAAGTCATCCCACATATTGCTGGTAAGTAATATTTCTACTACTGAACCTGCTGCATGGGCTTGGGCTGTTCCTTCTACTCCACGAGTACAAGTAACCAAGTTGGTACCCGATACCACGCCCGTTACTGTTTCTTCTGCTGTAGGGGTTGCTGTTCCGTTGGCATCTACCCTATTGATAACCGCATCTATTGCCGTATCTGTAGGTAAATTAGTAACTGAAGATAAAGGTACGGTAGTAGTTGAAGCATCAGCTACGCTTCCTGACCCTATCTGTCCTGTCCATTTTCTCGCTCCTTTTTTAAATTTGTCTGTATTTAAAGCTGCCATGTTTTTTTCACTTCCTTTATGAAATCCAAGCGCTAGGTAGCTTCCTTGGTAGGAGTCTCCCTTTTGCCTGTAAACTTAAAATGCTATAACTTGTATCTGCTGTCGTACTTGAAACCTTGAACTGAATTGAGTAAATCTTTGCCCTTTTCCTAATTGCCGCTTTAGTAGTAGCTTGAGCAAATGTACTTGGGGATGCTAGTAAGTAAATAGTCCAAGCATCAGTTCCTCCACTAACACTCGCATTAGTTGAAGTAAAATAATTCTCACCAAAACCATCACTCCCTATACCTGTATCAGCTCCAAAGTCCGTAATTGTAGTTGAGGCTAGAGTTGTAAAGCTGTCGTTCTTACCCACACCCAATACTTGAAAACTAACCGATCCTCTTGGTCTCCCTAGCTCTAGAATTACCTCTTTTAAGCTCATAACATCTGTCTTAGTGTCAGACACAGGAATCAAAGGTGAGATGTATGATTGGTAAAAAGCCACTCCCAAGTCATTCATCACATTCTCCGATAGTTCAATTAGCTGATTTCCCGTTATCGGGATATAAAGTAGCCTAGTGTCGTTATTGCTATCCGTATATTCTAGGAATTGTTTAGCGCCTATTGTCCAATCTGCCACCCAGTTTCTCCTCTCGGTATCGTAAATTATCATCTTGTCATTACCAGATGAGGAAGTAGGCACGGAAATAAATATCTTAGCATCGTAGAAGTAAGCACAAATATCATCTATCCCTCCACCCCACAGGCTTCGCCAGTAAGGTCTAATATTTGAGGATAATTCTTGTGTTCTTAAAATACCATAGTAGTTTCTCTCAGGCCCTAAAGAAAACCATCCTTTTCGGTTAGGGAAGGCTATGTCGTTTTCCGTACCCACTACTCCTGAAACTGATTCTGTTCCAAAAGAGCCAACCACCTTAGTAGCGGTAGGGATTGCAAAAACAGTATCTCCAACAGTAACAGTTCCCATACTTATTTGCCAAATCGCTCCCTTACCATCAGGAGTCCTACATAATGCCGTTGCCCGACTATCTCCAGTTCCACTCTGATAGTGTTTCACTGCTATTGGTAACTCTCTTCCCCCTTTTTCCAAGTCAATAAATCCTCCCCCATAGAAGTCTGAGAAGTTCCCCATGTCCTGACCAGTTCCTGACCAATAAACGGTATATAAAGAACCGCTATCGTTAGTAGCCCATATCCGATTACCTGATACGCACATAGATATAAACTTCGGCGCACCAGTATAGTTAGAATCAGGCACTTCCACATATTCGTTAATCTCCAGTGAACCATCATCAGTATAATCAGTAGTACCAGCAACGACTGAAGTCAATAACAGCCCCTTCCCCTCCTCGTCTGAAATGTACAGTTGATACCTCGTTGCACTAGCCACCGCATCCCAAGACCAAGATATTCCCTTATCAGTAGCTGCCACCCAAGTGTCCCTATCCTTATTACAAGCGATTGAAACCTCAGTTGAACCTTCTGTTTCGCCTACAGCGTTTAAGGCTGTTACTTGAGCGTAGTAGGTATAGGTGCCACTAGCTAGCCCAGAGGTTACTAAAGAGGCTGAGAGGTTCTCTGGTGCAGCCAAGGCAGTATAAGTAGTGAGGTCTGACCCATCATATCTTGCCAAAGAGTCAGTTCCGTTAGCAATATATAAGTAACCAGCAATTTGCATGAAATAGCACTTAGTTCCAGCAGTGAAAGTAGCTCCAGTAATTTCCGTTATACTACCGCCATCAGAAGAGCTATAAGCCTTCCCCCCAGCAATAGTAACTAGCTCGGTAGAGGCATCTGACTTAACATATTCCTGCGCTCCATCAATCGTAGTTCCATGATCTGCTCCATAAACCTTAGTTCCCCACCTAGTTTTCCAAATAGCATCTTGGACTTGGATCATGTTCACATTCTCAACTGCAAACTTAGTGGGCATCCTAGCCTCGTCTACTAGCTTGTTTGAGCCACCAGAAAAGTCGTCAACATTTATCTTTAGCTCTTTAGACCTTACTTTACTAGGTGTGAATTTCATTTAATTAAATCCTGATTCGGTCATATTAACAAGCCCACTCACCTGATAATTAGCCCCCATCATATTTTTAGTTTTCATCGCTTCTAGCTTTTGAGAAGCAATAAGCACTTCATCAGAATTTCCCTCTTCCTTTTTAAGCTCTGATAAAGCATAGTAAACCACAAACATCGGGTCTCCCATCTCAAAGGTATCTGCTCCTGTGGTTAGCTTGTCTGCTGTTTTGTAATATTCGTAGTTAATAGTTTCCCCACCAATCATGTTTACATTAGGATTAAACTCTAGTTTAGAGCCTGTAAAGTAACACCAGTGTCCGGTACCACTAGAACCAAGCTGCATCTCTTCTTTTGCAATTACCTGATAAGCGGTCTTAGCAGTTCCAGTTCCCAACCAAACAAACCCCGAAGCTGGGAATACAAAATCATCAGGTACATCATAAGAATTGGTAGCTGCTGCTGTAGTTTTGTCTCCAGTTGAAGCATCTGCCAAGAAAACGAATAATTCCCTCCATAACACCCCTTCCTCGTTTTCCCAAATATTGATTCCTATATTAAATAGCGCAGTCCAAACTGTGTAATCTTCGTCAGAAGAACCAGGCGCTGTGCTATCACTCTCGTAAAGAGCATTTAAGTAATCAACTGCATCGTCTAAGTCTGTTAATACTTTAGCCAAGCTCACCTCCTATCTTTCCAATAAAAAAAGGCACGACTAGTGTCGCACCTATCCCATCACTCACTGAGTATTGGTAATTCATTATAGCAGTTTAACTCCTTGTGTCAAGCCTTTTATTTCCTTAATCTTAAAGGCGGGTGCCCTGTAAGTTGGCATAGCAATCTTAATCTGCTTAGGCGCTCTCATACTTGGAGGCTTGGGCAAACTTGAAATCTTGAACTTAGGCGTTTTGGTAAACTTAATCCCTTTAAGCGCTTTCGGTTTAGATGTCTTTTTGATTGATACTTTCTTGGCAGTACTGCCTCGCTTATTATAGTCGTTTATTTTCTTTCTTAGTTCACTATCGCTTCCTGTATAGGAGTAAACATCAATTCCATAGTTTTCTTTAATGTACTCAGCTGTTCCTGTCTTACCTGTGGTTAGTACCCCCGTATCCCACATTTTGTTGATAATATCTTGACTTAAAGCATTGTTAGCCACATACGAAGTTCCGTATTTAGTCTTAGTTACATCTCCTAATTGACCATTCTTGCGGTACTCTACATCAAGATGCGCTCCGTAAGTGTTTCCGGTATCTCCACTCAAACCTACTAAGTCGCCCTGTTTTAATACCTGTCCTTTTTGAGCACTAACTCCTGATAAATGTGAGAACCTTAAAGACTCACCTTGAGGGTTTTGCACAATGACTGAGTTACCGTAACCTTTGTTAGCTCCTTTACCTGAGCCTCCACCTGAGACTTCAGTTACCTTCCAAGTCCCTTGAGGGATAGTTACTGGCGTTCCTGGTCTTGCTCTAAGATCAGCCCCAGTATTTACTCCACCGCTAAACTTCTCTACGCTAGGATTGTAGTTCCCAAAGCCTTGAGTGATAACTACCCTTCCTCCTGTATCAGCCCCTTCAATAGCTTTCTGTATTTCCTCGGCAGCCCAATCTCCTCTTTCATCTACATTCATTCCTCCACCAGACTTATAAGTATCTAGTTGAAACTCAAATACCTTTTCGGGTTGATCTGATTCAATTTTATTGACCATTTCCTCGGCATATCTCTTATCCCTATTAAGATCGTAGAGTTTGTCTTTCTTTTGATCGTCAGTTAAGTCGGCATAATCAATCTTAGTTTTCTTATCATCATAAGCCTCAAGTGTTTTCTTGTGCTGCTTATATAGCACGCCAAGTTCTTTAGCATCAGTTGGGAGACCTACCTTAATGTCGGGCATAGTCCCTGCCTCTTTCAGTTCCTTGTCAGTCTTATCATCTTTCCGTCTTTGGATCTGCATTTTCCCGTAATCAGAACCTTGCTCAAGAAATTCTTTGGTTTGATTTTCTCCAAAGGCTGACCTACCCTCTTTGTAGTATTGCTTAACATCAGGCAAGGCGTTCTTGCCAAACACCCCTCCTAAAATCTTAATTGGCAAACTGGTCTTATCACCATAGAATCTAGCTCTTCCTGAAGGCGTAAAGTCGTAACCCTCAGAGGCTTGTAAACCTTCTGTGGTTCTTACTTGCTGTGTTCCTGCTGGCATAACATTCTGCATTAACATTCTTTTAGCTTTCTTTTCTTTAGTTTCGTCTGACCAATCTTCTTGAGATAATTCAAACAATCTCATTGGGAGCGTAAATGCTGGTCCAGGGGATAGCGGAACAAGTTGTTCAACGGCATATTTCACTGGTAATCCAGTCAGAGCAACTATAATTGCCGAATTTAATAGTGAGGATGCTGACAAGCCAATAGCCTTCTTAACTTCTTTGTTCTTTAAAGCCTCAGCGATAGAGTTGGTATTTTTAAGTGTGTATTGACCGTATTGAAGTAGCAACCTACCCCACCACTTCTCAAATATTTTAGCTCGGTTATTTTTACTAGCAACATGACCATACTCAAATAATTGATCTCTCACGAAATGAGTCAACTCTTCTCCCTCCATTCCTTTTTTCTTCCCATAAGCTTCAGCAGCAGCCGAAAAATAGACATTCTTGATCTTCTCTCCGGCAGTAATAGGCGCAAACAGTATTTTGTCTCCTAGTTCTTGTACTGCCTTACCAACTCCAAGAATATTGGTAAGTTCTCCTTGCAGCCTTTTTAGATCATAAGCACTAGCAAACTCATCAAGAGCATATTCCTTTGAGAGTCTTTTAGCATCAGTAACCGAAACTTTAAGCCCAGTTACAGCATCTTTACCATATAGGAACGGCACCTTAGTAGCTTCTAGTATCTGAAGTAGTCCAGTCTTAACACTGAGTCCTAAATGCGCCCTTGCAGTAGTAGTAACAAAGATGTTTGAAATCTTCTCCATTATCCCTCTCTCAATCTGCCTAGTTGATATTTTATTCGCCAATAAGTTGTTTACATATTCTTTAGTAACACCATTCTTAAATTTGTATTTACCTGCTGTAGTTACGAGATCCTGTAATGCCTCTTTCTCTAACCTGGTATTCCTTTGCCATTCTCTTTTAATGAACTTGGTCTCCACATCTCTTAGGTTTTGCCAAGAACTATATAGTTTCCCACCGATCCCCTTCATCACCCTGTTGTTTTCAAGAAGAGTATCGCCAATGCCAGTTAGTTTGTATTTTGATTTAGTTAGCTTTTCTTTCGCTGCCTTGTTCACCTTATTACCTTCGGAAACAAAGTCGGGAGCTTCTATCTTCTTAGCTTCACCACTCTTTGCCTTAACAGCATCAAACACTTTTTTGGAGTAATCTACCACCGCTTGCTGGTAACTATTATCCATTTTAGTATCAGGCAAATAAACTTTAGATGCGATCTGGTTCATGTAGTGTTTCATTACTGTCGCGTAATCCCTACTGTAATCAGTTAATGAGCCGGTTCTGTGAAAGTCTAAATTCCCTAAAGACAAATCGGCTGCACTAATCCAAAGACCATCTCCTATCTCAGTACCAATCTCTCTGCCTTCTAAGGTCATGTGAGGAAAATAATTCTCAAGTGTCTTAAAGTCAGGATCAACTACTGCTGCATTTTCTGCTAAGTGATCCATGAGCATTTTGTGCATAGCAAACAACTGAGGATGTTTCTGACCACCAGATTCTATATCAGCAATCCATTCTGACTCATCAATCCCTTGTGATTTAACCTTATTAAGAATATCGGCTACTATTTTGTTTCCTTTAAACTGCAAGTCTTTTAGACTACCAATCTGAGTTGCCCTATCTTGGCTTTTAAACTTCTTTAAGTCGGGTAAGAGTGGAGACTTTTCTTCTATCTTCACTGGTGCTTCCTCTTTAACTTTCATGGTTTCAGGTTTGTTTGAAACCATTTCAATCTCTCCTGCCGTTTTATCACCGATCTTTAAATCCTCCATACTTGGTTCTTCTGCCCTAGATATCTTTACAGATTCACTCTTGGGTTGAGAATAAATCTTAGTTCTAAGAGCATCAACTATATAAGACTCCCTATCCTTAATAGGAGTAGCGCTGTCGTCTACATACCCTACTGCTCTAACAATTTCGCTTCTATCAAACTGAGTTTGGAGTTTCCTAATAAAACCCTCATCTAGATTATATTTTTCTGAGAGTTCCTTGGTTTGGACCTCAATCTTTGTGGTTGGCACACTTGGAGTTCTGATCTTTAGCAAGTTCTCTAATTTCTCCGGTTCTTGTTTCATCTTCAAACCATCAACATCGGGCTTAACAGGCTTAACCGAACCACCAATATCAAGACCCTTAATGTTCTCAATTCTATTTGAAATCTGCTCCTTAACTTTCTGAAGCCTATTTATTTCGGGTTTATGCCCAGAGGCATCTCCTAGTCCAGCTTGCTTTAAATCAACTTCCTTCCACCTTTTAGTTAATTCGTCTATCTGTAGTTTCTTAACTACTGTTTGCAAAGCGATTGATCCAGCAAACATTTTTAACGGTATGTTTAAGGGTGATCCTATTGCTCTACCAGCTAATCCGCCAACTGTTTCTTCTGCGATTGAACTTAATAATGGTTTATCTTCTGTAATAGCCTTAGCAGGACCGTAAACCAATGCTGAAGAAGCAGTCTCTCCGGCAACAGCCTTTAAAAAAGTTCTACTAACTTTCGCAGCCAAACTGCCTCCTTGTGGGAGATATTTACCCATTACAGTTTCTGCTGGTGCTTCTAGTCCTTTTCCGAAAGCAGCGTAGAAAGGAAAGTTAAAAGCCATGTCTCTAGCGAATTGTCCCTTACCTCCGCCTCCACGCCTATCCTCAGTTCTCAACTCGTCTATTGCTCCTAGATTCTGTTTCATCTTATTTACAGTTTCTGGTTTTACCAAATAACCGTAAATGGGATCTTTACTAAGTTGCATAATGGCTGCCGTACCTATTTTTGCAGGAACACTATTAATAGCACTATACAAATATTTCTCGTAAGTGGGGTTTTTACCTAAGAAACTCTGAAGGTTCTTGGTTCTTTCTTGGGGGTCAGGCATTTTTAAATACGGAACATTACTAGCAAAAGACTTAGCCTTATTAACAAAAGACTTTTTTTGTTGTACTGGTCTAAATTGTGCGACCTTCTGCTCCTGCTGCATCTTTTGCTTTCCCATAACAGCCGGTCTCAAAACTTCTTGCTTGTATTGCTGCCTCAATCTAGGAGA